CTTTGTGTAGTAGTCTACTAGTTTACCATCGGTGTATTGGGTTGCTTCCTCTTTCGCTGTTTTGACGGCTTCGGCTTTGCTAAAGTCGTAAAACGCCCCCGCTCCAGACGTTGGGCGGGCTGCTTCCAGTTTCTTTATCCTTTCGTCTTGCACCCGCTGGCTTTCGTTAACTTCCGCCTTTGTGTAGTAGTCTACTAGTTTACCATCGGTGTATTGGGTTGCTTCCTCTTTCGCTGTTTTGACGGCTTCGGCTTGGGCTGCTTCGGCTGTTGTTATCTTTTGCGTTAGCGTGTCCACTATGCCCGCGATTTTTTCGCTAACGTGCGTTTCTAGCTGCTTTTTGTTTACGGCTTCAGCGTCCGCCTCCGCGTCAGGCACGGCTAGGCTCCCGCGTTCGTTTCGCAGTGCGTTATGATACGCCTCTGTTTTGTTCACCCGCTTGTTCAGTGCTTTGCCCCGCTCTGCCTCTTCCTGTCGCCCGAAATTATCACTACTTATAGCGGGCTTTCCAGCTCGTATAATCTCAGCTAGTTCGTTATCTACTTTTTGGAATTCCTTTGTAAGCTCCGCATTTGCCTCCCTCTCGATTTCTGTCAAAAGCTCAAGGTTTACAAGCTCATCGTTTTCCGTTGCCTTTGACGCTTTAAGCGTCCCCGTCGCTGTTCGCAGGGCTAGAGATTTTGCGATAGCGTCGGCGGTTGCACTGTGCGGGGCGGTCTCGGCTTTGTGCGTTTCCAGTTCTTCCCTTGCTGCATCAAGCAAGCGGTTAAATTTCTCTATCTGCTCCGTGGCGTCGCCTGTTTGTGCTTTTACCGCGTTGATAAACTCCGCAGTTACAAAATCGCCGTATACCTGATAGTCAAGGTAAACCGTCGCCACGTCCTTATAAACAATGATTTCTTTCCAGCAATTTTTGTTGCTTATCTCCGTCGCGATTGTGTCCTCGCTTGTAAAATCAAAATCAACGCCACGCCTCAAAAGCGTGTTAGCTCTGTCGTTCACATTTTCGTAAATATAAAAGCCGTCTTGAAAAAAAATGCTGTGTGCTAACTTTTGCGGCGTGCCTTTTGTTACCGTCAACTCTTCACCAGTTACCTTGTTTGCAGGTGATGTTCCTGTTTCGTCTTTGTTCATTACTTTAACAATTGCCATAATCTCTCCTATACCCAATTGGTTTGTGTGTCGTTTTGTACGGGGCGGTCATCTGCAACAAAAGCTGCAAATACCCTGCAATCCCGATTGTGTTTGTTTGTCTCTTTCAAGCTTAACGTTTGCGTCAAATACCCCGCATATTCAAGCGTTATTTCGTCAACGATGCCTTGGCTATAACTAGGATAACGCAATTTCTTAAACGCCAAAAAATCATAAAGCTGTATGCGCGGGTCTGCCCAAGCTTCAGCGGTAAAACTTCCAGAAAGCTCTTTATAATACCGCATCGCCGTGCGTAAAATTTCTGTTGCACTTTTTTTGTCTTGCACTCCGTCAATCGATATATTTTTAACTATTTCACCGTTGATTTTTATGTTTTCTTCGTTACGTGCCTGTATTGTGATTTTTTGCTCGCTCTTTTTTAATCGCACGCCGTAAATGTTCACCGTTAGCGTTTGCTGTACCTCCGCATAATTCCACGCCTTTACTTCAACGCCTTTTTCTGTGCGTGTCATATAAAATTCAAAATAGCCCGTTACAAAATAATTGCCGATTTCAATTCTGTCGATTTGTATATCGCCCGTTGTTTCAACCGAAAAAATCTCAGGGGCGTTCGGGGCATTGCGCCGCTCGATTTCTGCACTGTCGTTTTTGCTTTTGGGTGCGGCTTCAAGCTCCGCCCCTTTGGTGTACTCGTTACGGTGCGGGTATACGATAAAGTCTTGACTGTCGATGATTTGGCTTTGTGGCTTTTCTTTTACGCATAGCATAATCGTGCATTGCTCCGTGTCTTCGTGATTTTCGTAGCTCCAGATTTTCACGGTTACGCTTTCTGTTTTATTTGTTTTTTCGTTTTTCTTTGTGTCGATTTTATATTCAAAACTTTTGTATAAAAATTCGTCGCTTATTTCTATGTGGTGAAAGTTTTCAGGTAATTCATTTGCGTTAAAAGTTATTTCGTATGAAACGGGTTTATCAGTTTCCGGAATAAAAACTTTATCAATATAATCTGTAAGCGGCATCGTCTCCCATTCCTTTGTTTTCTGTATTATATCCTTTTTGTAAAACAAAACTTTTTTGTCTTTTATAAAAACGCCGTTTTCGTATTCGTAGGTTGAATAGCTTAAATTGATAACGTTAGGGACTAGGCTTTGTGAGCTGCTGGTGCCTTTTTCCCTAAACTCGTTTAATGCAAAATACCGCGATGGATAACGGAGCGTTGCGTGTTTACTTTTCAAAAGTGTTGCAACAAACACATTAGCGCGTGTTGTGCAAAATACGTTTGTATCGCTGCATAAGCGGTTTAATATTTTTGAAACTGTTCCATTAAGCGGTAAAAGTGAGTAGTTGATTTGTTTTAATGCTTCGTCAATGCCTGTGGGTTCAAGTCCGAGTTTTAACGCTATCGTTTTAAACACTTCATACGCGGTTTTATTTTCGACAATGCCTAGCGTTATTTCTTTTTCTTTTTGTGAGCCGATAAAGTCAGTGCCTTTAATTGTTGCCTGTGCTTCGCTTAATTTACTTGTAAAATCCGTAACGGTAAAAGTGCCAAGCTCGATTACAAAAGGCTTTTGCATTTTGCCTTGTTTTAATGTCAGTGCAACCGAAAAGGTCGCGGTGCTTGTTAGGTAATTTACAATCGGCGAGTTTTTATTTTCTTTGTCAAATATGCGCTCGATGTTTGAAAGCGTTAAATCAATTGTGTTAAAATAAAGACGCCCGATTGAGCCTTCTTTATTTTCTGACTTTTTTTGTTGGTGCTTTATTTTTATAATGTGCTTTTCAGTGAGTGCGTATTCAAAGCCTGCAAAAAATGAAACTATCCAAATTCTTTTGTCTGCGGTTGCTTTTGTTATGGTTAATTCTATGTGCGTTACGTCTTTACTCACAATAGGCAACAAGAGAAAGCTTTTTTTATTGTTTGTGATTACGCACGTTGCAGCGGGCTTTTCGAGCTGATTTTTTGTGTATAGTTTTATAGTTGCATTTTCGATAATGCGGTCGGGGTTTGTCCTAAGCGTTACGTTTTCAATGTCGGTGTTTGGCACCCATAACGTGATTGTGTCGTTTACGTTTCCATTTGCGTCGGCTATTGCTCCGATGTAGCCAACGTGTGCGGCTTGCACGTTTTCGACTTGAACGTATTTGTCCCTCCCGCCGTATCGGTTTAGCACGCTCGGAAAAATGCGGTTGTATTTATCTGGTACGTCTCGGAATTGGTTTTCAAAACGGCTTTTTGTAAAAAAGCGGTTTTTGATGTGCGATAAATAAGGGTAAACTATTTTATCAACGACGCTTCCCGTTTGTGCGTTTGGGGCTTTTATCTTAATTGCGGTGGGGCTTTTAATCGACAAAAACGAAAATATAACGCTTGCTTTGAATTGGCGGTTGTTGCCTTTGATAACTTCGAGTGTGTCCTTGCCTGTTAATAACATTGTGAAGCGTCTCCAGTTATTCCGGGTTGTATAAATACATTTCGACGGTTATGTTTTTCGGTCGCGTTTCAATGTCGGCTCTGCCATCGTTAGGGCGTGTGTCATTAAGATAATCGTTAACGCAAAATCGATGTTCTATCGTCCTCCACAAAGAACCCTTTGCTGCGGAACTTGTCCAGGCTTTATGCTTATGCTTTTGCAGTGCGTCCATTTGCCCGCCGCCTGTGTTTGGCTTATTCTCGCTATCGCGGGCTTTTTCGTCATAGCCTACCTGCTCGCTTTGTGCGTTAAACGCACTAGCGTTTCCGCCTGCAAGTCGCAAAAAATCGCCCGCGTATTGTGCGTGTAGTTTTTTCCAGTCAAGCTCGCTTGTCCAGTTAAACATTCCATCTACTCCATAAGGGAGCGGGCGTCCCGGAAAGCGTACATACAAAAAGCCTTTTGGAATTGTGCAAGCTGGCAAGTCTCGGATTTTTTTAATTGCGTCTTTTAGCTTGTCAATGTTCGTTGCAACGGTGTTCCAGTCCGTCTCGGTTAAAGCGTCATCCGCTTCTTTTCTCGGTGTCGGTGCCATCGTCGAAAGAATTTCGTTAAGCTCTTTTCTTAAACTCATATAAACCTCGTTTAATTTATTTTTATTGTTATGCCAGAATAAATAAACATTCCGCCCGTTCTAAATTTATAAGCGTATTTTGTAAAGTCAATCACGTCTATTCGGATTGTTTTAAAATCGCTATAAATATTATTTGTATTTGTCATCGGTAGCTTTTTTATAAAAATTTGTTTTTCAGTTTCAAAACTTGCATTTTCAATTTTATTGACAATGTACTTTAAACTTTGGAAACCGCCTTCTGGTATTTGGTTGTATTTTAACGTTACCTTTTCGGTTTTTGCAATAATGTCTTTTCGTTTTGTGCCGTCGGCTGTTGTTAGCGTGTTTCCAATTTCGTTTATGTCAATCGATAATTCAAAGCCCAACGGCAAGACAAAAAGCTCATTATCTATTTTGATAAAATCTTTTGGAAAATGTTTTTGTAAATATTCAGTTTCAGTCATTTTAATCTCCGATGTAGTTCATTCGTTTTGTATTTTCAACAAGTGCTAAAAGCTCGCGGTCGTATGGACGCAATTCATTTAAAATCTTTTCGCCTGCATTTTCGCCTTGCTCGTTCATTACCGTGATTTGATATGTCGGCGCGATTGTTACGTTTGTGTTGTTGTTGTTTGTTATGCCTTGTGCTTTAAAGACGGCTTCAAGGTTTTGCTGGTTTACTGGTAAGATTATTTCAGGGATGCCCGCTTCTGCTGCAACCGCGCTCGTGCCGTTTTGTAAATTAAACGCAGCACCGCCTGCACTCGGATAAACGATACCGCCTCGTGCAAATTTTATCGGGCGGGGGGCTGGCGGTAATGGTGCTAGTGTTGCCTGTCCGCTCGGAATTGGGGCTGCACTTACAACGGCGATTTGAGCGGCGGATATTGCAGCTGCTACTGTGTATGCTGCTGCTGACGGTATCGCTGCGGGGTTCATAAACGACTCGGCTATTTTAGCTGCTGCGGTTGCGGTGTTGATTGCGGTTTGCACAATCAGGTTTGTAACGCTTTGGGCTTTTTGCCATTGTGCGGTTTGTCTTGCAAAGGCTGCGTCCGATTGAGCGGAGGCGTTTTGTGCTTCGATGGTTGCAACTTGAAATTGCCATTGGGCTTGTGCTTTCACGTTAAGCATTTCAATTTCTTGCGCCCGCTCTTCTTTTTGCCGTTTCTTTTCTGCGTCGGCTTCCGCTTTCTTTTGCTGTGCCTCCGCTAATGCTCGCCTTTTTTCTTCAAGCTCTTTTTCTTTATTCTTTGCTTTTTGAATATTTGTTTCTTGATTAAACGCTGCCTGCGTTTCGCTTAAAGTGCGTGTCAGCTGCTCTTGTTGTTTTTCGTACTCTGCGGCTGCTCTCGCTTCTTCGCGTTCTTGTGCTTCAAGTTGCTTTTCTTCTTTCCAGTCAAGGTACTCATTTTCAAGTGCCATCAGCGTTTCATTTTTTTCACGCTCGATTTCTGCAAGCTGCTCGGCTAAACGCTCGGCGTTTTGTTTTTGTTTTATGCCGATAATGTCAGTTGCAAGGTTCGCAATGCCGTTCAGTGTTTGCGTTGCAATTTGTCCATACTCTTGTATTGCACTTGCAGCTTTTTGAGCAGCTTCGGCTGTTGTTGATTGAACGCTTGCAAGAGCTGCTGCAGCAAGTTCTTTTATTTTATTAAGCTCTGAAACCTCGCCTTTTAGTGCGTTTATTTTTTCGGCGTTCTGCTCCGCGTCTTCTTTTTCAAGGCTTGTAATTTGTTCGTTAAGTTCAAGTATTTTAGCGTCATAGCCTGCGATTTGAAAACGGTACATAGCACGCTTTGCGTCGCTTGCGTTTTTATCTCCGAAGTCGCCAGCTTCAAATTTGTTTTTGCTTTCGGCTTCAAGACTTGCCTTTGCGTTTTCTGCAATTTGTTTTATTTCCGGAAGCTCCGCTTCTAGTTTTTCTTTTGCAATGCGGGCGATGTTATCATAAGTCGTTTCAACTTCACCGCTAATAGTTTTGTTTTGAATTGCAAGCATTTGGGAAACAGCTTCTTCGTAACTCGCCCCAGCTTGCATTCTCTCATTGATAAACGTTTTTAAAAGTTTTAGCCTGTCGTTAAAGTATTTATTTTCGGCTTCGGTTTTTTCTTTTGCCTTTTGTGCTGCGGTGATGTTACTATTTTCGATGATTACCGCTTCGCGTTTATATGCGTCATCGAGGGCTTTTAGTCTATCGTCCTGCTCCGCAATTTGTTTTGATAAAGCACTTTCTTGATTGGGCTTTTCTTTTTCTTTTGGTGTACTCGCTTCTTTACTTTCTGCAACAAACCAACTTTTATTTAAGTCTTTGAGCGTCGCTTTTGCTTCGATTGTTTTTTCAAGCGTTTCATTTTGTTTTGCAAGTGTTTCATTTAGGTTGTTTAATTCTTCGTCTGCGGCTATTCTTTTTTTGATAACGTCATCAACGTCTGCGGCAGCCCCTGTTTGCCAAGCTATGTTATCGACGTTTGCCTTTAGCTCTTCTTCGGCTTTGATTGCATTCTTTCGTTTTTCGATTGCCTTTGTCGTTTCGTTGATTGCGTTTCGATGGGCTTGCTCTTCGGCTATAAGCTGTCCAGTTTTTTCCTTTGCCGATAATACAAGCTCTTCAAATGATTTTCGTTTATTGGCGGCAGCTTCGGTGTCTTGTTTTACGTCAAGCTTTTCGAGAATTTCTTTCTCGAGTTTTGCCTGTTCTAATTTTTGCTTTTCGCTTTTACCCATTACGGCGTTGAGCTCCGCCCAAGCTTTTATCTTTTCTTGAATGCTAGAAATTTCTTCGTATCTTTTTTGTTTTGACTTTTCGGCTTCGATGGTTGCTTCGTGTGCTTTTTGTTTTGCCTTTTCTAGCCAATCACACAAGCCTTTTAATGCAACAATAACGCCTGTGATTGCAACCGCTGCAACGCCGTAGGGGTTTGAAGCAAGGACTTTATTGAACGCCCCTTGTAATTTTATTGCTGTAGCTTTTACTTTGTTGTAACCTATCAGTGCGGTGGTGAGTAACACCATTGCAACGGCGGATTTTGTCATTGTGCCAATGAGTGCCATCCATCCAGGGCTTGCACTTGCAAGTAAATTGACAATTGACATCACGGGTTTTAATAACGTTTGCAATGTTGGTATTAGCTCTTGTCCGAGTTTGATTGTCATCTTTTGGGCGTTTAGCTGCAACTGCTGCAACTGGAAACCGAAAGAGTTTACGCCGTGTTCGGTTGTTTCTGCAAAGGCTTCATCGGTTGCACCTACAACATTTTGCATCGCTTCAAGAGACGCGGTGGCTTTTGCAGCTCCAGCACCTGCTTCATATAAAACGAGGCTCCCTGCTTGCGCGCTTCCAAATAGTGTGTTGACTGCTACGCCTGTTTCGTCTGCGACTTTTTTAAGTGCGTTAAAAGCCCCTTGTAAGCCGCCGAATTTTTGTATAAGCTCAGCACCTGTTTGCACGCCTAGCTTTTCAAATGCTTCCGAAAGGGCGTCGCCTGGCTTCATTAACTCGGTATATGCTGCTTGTAGTTTTGTTGCAACTTCGGCTGCCCCTCCAATTACGCCCGTTCCACTTGCAAAAACAGAAAATAACTCTTCTTGCGTTACGCCTAATTCCTTGCTTGATGAGGTTGTTTTTTGGATGCTTGAGGCAAGCTCTGACATTGAAGTTTGTCCGAGTTTTAAGGTTGTAAATGCAAGGTCTGAAACTTTTTTTTGAGCGTCAAGGCTTGTATCTCCATAACCTTTTGTAACCGCCGATAAAAGGGCGATTGCTTCTTTTGTGGTCGAGCTTCCAGCTGCTGCGGCTTTTGCTGCAAGGGTTAATGTTTTTGCACTGTCGGCACTATCGCCAAAACCCGAAATAATTTCATACAACCCTTCGGTTAAATCTTGCGTTGTTTTTCCAACCGCAGGGGAAAGGTCAAGTACGTTTTCTTGTAGCTCTTTTATACGAGCGGTCGCTCCGGGGATAAGCGTTGCAACGCGGGAAAAACCCTCGTTGAATTTATTTGCCATATTGACGCTTGCTGCTGCTGCTGCGGTAAGCGCGGTTGTTGCAATGACAGAATATTTTTGTAAATCTTTTTGCGCTTCTGCTACCTTTGCGTTTGATTGACGAAACAATCCACGGACTTTCAATATCAAGTAGCTTTGTATAAAATTATTCTAATGTTTCGCTCGTCTTTATACTATATCATAATTTTTTTTCCGCTAGAGAGCCGAATGAGCCTTTATTTTTCAAATAATTTATACATATACCCTAATGTCCATTTAGGATGTAAAGCCTGCTCATTATGGGTTATAGAAATTGCTGTCACTAATGCCCATTTTTCTTTTTGCCATGAGGCTTGAAATTGAATTGTTTCCGCCACGCTGGATTGACCATGTTGATATTGTTTTTGTAATAGTTCATTGCTATTCCAACTTATGTTCCCAGAAATAGATACTGAGAAGTAATTATTTAAAACGGTTGTAATGTTAAGTCCCGTTGTTAAAATACATGGTATCCATGCTGTTTTATCATTTTTTATTTGTGGCGTTACAAACGTATATACAATATTACCACCAATAATGACAGGATCACTTATATATGACACACTAAATAACAACGATTGTGAAAAGCGCCCTGTTCCACTTACAAAATGCGTCTCATTTTTTGCCTTATATGGAGCGGTTGGAATCGTCATATCAGTTCCAACGTTAAACCTCCATGATTTATATGGCTTTCTCCATGTGAAGTTTAATCCAATATCATCAACTGCAAATTTGAGTCCATTTTGTTTTGAAGCTTCATATCTGCTATCAATATCATTCAATCTAATGGTAAATGGTTGGTTTATCGTAAAAATATAATCATTTAATACGATAAAATTAAAGCCTACCTGTGGAGAAATGGTATATACATTGTATCCACTGCTTGTAAAAAATTGCATATTGCATGATGAGTCAAGTTCAATTGTTATTATTTTTTCTTTTTCTCGTCCAATTCGCTCATGATCTGATTTTTCAGCATAAAGACTTTGCAGACCTATAAAAAATAACAACACAAAAAAAATTTTTTTACCACACATGTCTTGCACGCATTTCCATCAACTCTGCTTTTTCAATAGCTCTTTTGACAGTATCGTTGAGTAGGTTTTTATTTAACTTATCCTTTGGCATCTTTATCAGAAGCATAATGTTTGACCATCTTTTCTCAAAGCTACTTATATCGTTAATTTCAATACCGGAAACAGGATCGGCAGTAACGAAACATTTATCATCCGCATATAGAACAATGGCAAAGTGTAAATCAGGCTTTTTATAATGCACGATAACAGGTGCATAAAGGTCAACCGCTTTTATGAGATTTGCAACATCAGCCCGGTAGGTTTTCGATAAATAACCGTATGCCGAAAAAATGTTCATCATTTGTTGCAAGCTCAATTCTTCATTTTCCTGTAATAAGACTTGAAATTGTCTAATAAGGGTATTCTCATCTGTGTCATGACCAAGATATAAATTGAGAATCGACGAAACAACAGAAAGCCCGCATGACCTGTCCGCACCCTGCTCATGTACACCGGTAAACTTTAAACTTTCAAAAGATTTAACTTGCGAAATATCAGGGACATCAATAGCAAATAGAGCAAACATAGAACAAATCAATAATACGAAAACAATGTTTTTTCGATCGAGTAGCTTCACTGATGTCCCCATTTTAATTAATCACGTGCTGGTTTTTTACTTCGGTCAGGAGATCCCTTTACATTACCTTCACCGACAACAAAATGAGCTTTCCATAGTGTTCTATCTTTTTCGAGCAGCTCGGTCATATCAACTGCTTTTACACGTTCTCCTTCTTTCACAAGTTTATACACAAGCGGATAGTTTCTGTCTTTTAAGAACTCCCCCTTATCATATATAAGCGTATAATCAATTTTTTTCTCATAAGGTAATGGTACATAAGCAAAAGTTATATGACCATCCCATGTATAATTCCTAATAGCTCCATTTCGGTTAAGGTCAGGCTTTGCCTCTACCCGTTTCCTGCTACCGTCTTTTCCATCCCACTCAAAAACTAGCGTAACCGGTATACGGACAAGCGCATATAATTCTTTTGGGGGACGCTCCACTAACCCATAGAACTCAGAAAGATATATTTGAAATCCAAGTCCATAAAAATAGGTTTGGCGAGGGAGTATAAATGAACCTTTTAGAACTCCTTTCTCTTTAAAATCAAATTCATCATCGCAGTATACATGCTCATATGGAGTATTATGTCTTGAATATTCGGATCTAATTGCATATTTTTTAGGGTATTTCCAACCTGATCCGCAATCTTCACCCGGTGATGCGAAACTTTCCCTCTGAAACCACATACATGACTGAAAAAAAAAGCAAGCAAAAAGCATTACTAAAAATATTGCCAATATTTTAACACTATATTTCATCTGGTATTCCTTCACCTAAGAACACAACTATACACTATACACTCAAAACTTATAGACGTGTTCTTAGTTTTTGTTGATTATTTTTTCCATCCGGGAACTGATTTTTTAGGTTTAACATTACCGCCGGAATCTTTTATTATTGATGACGTTGCCGTATTGCAGCTATTCTTATGAATCTTATATTTCTCCGGCTTCTTCGCTTCGTAGTCTTTTGCAGCCTTCATAACATCTTCATCAAATTCCGCAACCGTTTTACCTTCCGGTACTGGAACTTCTTGAGGACTGTATTTTTTTAGGTTTGTTTTTACCTTTTTCTTCTCAGACCTTTTAGACTCGTAATCCGTATGTCGAACATTATTCCCAAAGCCTAAAGAGCTAGAACTACTTTTTATAACGCTATGTTCAGGTCCAGATTCAAAAACAGCATCTACTTGAAATGTTGGATCTTCTATGGGTTTATCTGTAACAACAATCAAAGAATGAATATACTTTGTTCCCATTACTTTTGTACCTCCAAGATACGTTTCACCGCCGGTGATAAGACTCGCTTCTTGCGAAGTTAGCTCAATACCATCAAAACCAGCAAATAAATTCTTTTTGCTATTTGTTTCCAATCCAAAAGCGGACATAGCAAAAACCACCAGTACCATCAATGTTAATGTACTTTTCTTCATGTGTATTACCTCCTACACTCCATGGGTATATAAAAAATTAGCTTTCTTGTCAAGCGTTCAAGCAATGCGAACTCGACCTTTGCTTTTACTTCAGTTAAGCCTTAAGCGGCACGGTGCCATTGTCGGCTTTAATGTCGATTTGTGAGGCGCTAAAACTTATTTTAACTCCACGGGCTACACTCATATCAACGAGGTTTTTGAGCGTCCAGTCGTGCTTGACGGTGTTGATTTGAACAGGGCTTTTTGTGATTTCGATTTTTGCACTTCCAAGCACCATACTGTTCGGGTTTTTCGATGTTGTTAAATCCATAAAACAATTTTCTCCTATTTTGTTTTTTGTTTTGTGATGATTAAAACCGCGTTAGATTTTAATCCCTATTGATTGTGCTTGAGGTTAAATTCAAGCTCCAATATCCAAGTTTCAGTGTACGAGTACGAGCGAGGTTCGATTATGTCTAAAAAAATTTCGTCATCGGGCTTTATCGCCTGCGGGTAACATAGCCCGTAAAATTTCACCTCTTCGTTAATTGTGAAGTTTTGCACTTCGTCAAAAAATAGTGCAGCTTTTAACGAGCGTTCTAGACAATCGTTAATTGCGGTGTTGCTTGCTGGTATTTCTGCAAAAAGCTCAGCACGCAAACGTAGCCTCGCCCGTCCGTTTCCGATAATCACGGGGTGCGGTAAAAACGAAAGCTCAAAATGAAACTTTTCGCTTTTAACTTCGGACGGCAAAATAATAACTTGCGTGTCGGTTGCTTCTCGTAACCTTTTTGCAAAAGCCTCGGCAATTTTCAAGTAATTATTTTGCATAATACGATTCCGTCATTTTTTCAATTTGGTCGAGTTCGTCTTTTGTAAGTGTCATATATTCACGTTTTGGAATTACTATTTCTTTTTTGAGAATGTAAGCAACAAAAGGCTTTGCGTTTTTGTCTTTCTTGCACATTATCACGTTGCTCCGCTCGCTGCTATTTCTTTTTTTCGGGCGGTATACAGAATAGCCTGCTTGCCTTAACGCTTCGATTGCGTCTTTTACGCTGCGGTATTTTGCACTGTGTTTTACGATGCTGTACGTTGCAGGGAGCGCAAGGTGCTTTGAGTTTTTCGGCGTGATAATACCGCCGTCGTTAAGGATGCGGGCGTAAGGCACGTTCGTTGCAACAATCGCGGCGTGGCTTGTGTGCATAGCGTGTAAGCTCGAGCGCAAATTGCCTGTCATTCCTTTTAAGGTGTTGCTACCGCCTTTTACGGCAATCGTTAAAGGGGCGTTAGCAGGCTGTATATTGCTTTCGATGCGTTTTTGAATTTTACTCAAGGCATAAAGCGATATAGACGCTGCAAGCTCTTTTGTGTCTTTTTCAAAATTAGGCAATTTTACACTTTGGACTTCTTCAATACTTAATTGCATTTTTAGTTTTTCCTTTTTGTGATTGCTGCAAGTGGTACACGTTCATCCTTTGCTTTTTGGATGTCTTTGTACCGGGTGCTGATTATATCGCGGGCTTTTTCTAACCACTTTTCTGCACCTGTCGTATCTCCGTTGTATAAATACAATTCATAAATCGTAAGGTGCGAAACAATTAGCCTTTGCGTTTTAGAGTAAAGCGTAAAAAGAACGCCTACAAGGTGCAAAAGATTTGCCGTAAGCGTTTTAGCCCGTCCGATACATTCTGCCGTGATTTTATTTTCAGCTGTTTCGTCATTGTTGCCTGTTAGCTCAAAATATAACTTTGTGCTGATAAGGTTTTGAATTTCATCGACGGTTAAATCGGGGGCGGGTATTGCTTTGATGTGTTCGGCGTTGTTAGCGTCAAAGTCCTCTGGCGTTTCTGGTATTAAATCCAAATAGTCCTGCATACTCTTTGCCCCCTTTTTCCGTTACGCTATATACTTTTTGATAACCGACTTTGAAACTGCAAAGGCTGGAAACGGCTTTGAGCTTGAAAAGATTTTAATCCCGCTTGGGTCTTTGCTTTCTTCGTAGTTTACAAAAAACTGCAACGGTTGCAACTTGCTATCAAGTTCGTCCAGTGCTGCGTAGAAAAGCTTTCCAGTGTTTTTCAAGTCAACGGTTTGCATCTTTTTCGGGTCGATTACGTTATTCACGTCCGTCTTTCCTGGTACGGTGTAGGTGTTTGGGACCAGCATAATTTTATACTTGCCAAAAAGCACCATTCCGTAGTCCGTCCACTGCACGGGGACGCTGCTTTGTGCGGTTGTAACGATTGTTAAAATCGTTGAATAAACGTCCGAGCCTGCAAGGAAGCGGATGTCTGCACTTGCCGACGTTTGCACCTGAGCAACAAAATGCGCTTCAAGGGCTTTTTGTAAATCGCCAAGCGATGAGGTCGCTGTGAGCGTTGAGGCAGCGGCGGTTTTAAGCTCTCCGATTTTTACGGAGTACGGGACGCTTCCAAAACTGCCTGTGTTGGCGGGGTAGCTAATTTCGCCAGACAGTGCTTGGCAGCATAAAATTTCAACCGTTTTAGCCGTGCGGTCTCTAAGCTCTTTTACCGCTTCGGTGAGTTTTGCCTCGATGCCGCTTGTTTCTCCGATGCTGATTAAATCGTTTAGCTCTCGCCCCAAAATGAATTTTGAAATTGCAATCGGGTGAACTTCGATAACTGAAATGTCCTGGGCATCTTTACCGACGGGGTAGGACTGCGAGCCTCGTTTTGTAACGGGGACTGCACCTGTTTCGTCTTTGATGTCGGAGACGGCAATGTAAGGCGATGTTTTTTGCTCTCGCACTGCGGGCGGAAAAATTAAGTCCGTCATCGGCGTGAAAAGTTTTGGCATTTCACTCACGGTTTTGCTGAATTTGTCAAGGGACAAAAAAGATTTGATACTGTTTGTTACGTTGATGTTCATAAAAAAATTCTCCTAAAAGTTTTTGTTAAAATTTACACAAGGTAAATACCCGCGACTCGAAATTCACGCCTTCGTTTTGTCGCCTCTTGCTCGTTTGCATCTTGTATCATCGCCCCAGTGTCATCAAGCACGTTTTCTTTTTTTACGGCACCAAAAACGAGGACGTTGACGGTGCTGTCTTTTGTTTTATCCTCGATTGCGTCAAGGCAGATACCGACAAAAACCGAGCTAGTCCCTTTTGTGTGCGTTAGCGTCATCGAGGTGTCGTTTTCAGTATAAAGGCAAGTGCCTTCTTTGATGTTTTTCAGTCCGTCTTTTACATTATAAGGCTGGATAATGTAAAAATCGCTTGCGATGATTGAAGACTGTGAAATACTGATTTTTCCTAAGTTTCCGTTAATCATTGTTTACTCCTTAATTTGATTAAAATGCTTTTCCAATGAGTCTTGCCGCTTCACTGTAAGAGACTGTTTCTTTTTGGGAAGACGCTCCGCCGTCAGACAATGTAACTTCGTTTTGAAGATATCCGAGTGATGGCATTGTTTCAAAAACTTCCGTTAAAAGGTCAAAGCTCGAGCTTTTTGCTTTGCCGTCAGAAAGGGTGATACTATCCGAAAGGGAAAGGGTTCCAGAAACAAGGGCGAGTTTTTCGATGCCTGCTTTTGAAAGTTTACCCTCTGCGGCTTTCAAAAGTACGTCCCTTTTTGTCTTTCGCAGGTTTTCGTAAAGCGTGCGGGTTGCAGGGCTTGCATCTGATAGCTCGATTTCAGGATGTTCAGCTGCAACCTTGTCGAGCTTTTCGGTTAGCTCTTTTAACTTTGCGGTAAGCTCTGCATTTTCTTTTTTGAGCTCTTCCGTGTCCGTGGACGCTGATGCTGCGTTTTGTTTTTGCAACTCGGCGTTCTGTTTTTCAAGCTCCGCTATGCGGGCTTTTAACTGTTCAAGTTCATTCATTTTATCTACTCCTATATCAGATAAATTTATGCTAGGGAATATAAGCGTTTCGGTTTGCGTGTCGCTTGCTGCTACCATTTCGGTGATTGTGTTTTTTAGGTCTTTAATCGCAGGCGGTTCTTCGCCCAAATATGCAAGGTGATGTAAATAATACTTACCGTTGCTATCTTGTTTGGCACCGATGGAGCAATCAGGGAAAAAGCCGGCGTTAACGGCTTCGTTTAGTTTGTCGTTTTCTTCGATGTCTGCAAAAAGGGAAGAGCCGACTAACTCGACGTTTTTCACGTTGCCGAGCCGCGGGGTGCGTGCGTTTATTTCGTGTCCGATGGTAACGGGGGCGGTGTGCATTGTCCGAAAGTTTTCGGCAATGTCTGAAAGCATTTTTGCCGTTATCGTTACTGGCACGCCGTTACTCATAAAAGTCCCCGCGTGTGCGATTTCTCTTTTTCGTTGTTTCATCCCTTTTGTCCTTTTCAAAAGTGCGTTTCACAATGAACGGAAAAACTTAAATGACGAGTGTGAAACGCGGGTTTATTATATCATACAAGGGACGCGTAAAAAAAAATATTTTTACGCGTGAACGATGGTGTATAATAACGATATATCAATCCTTAGCCGCCTGTGAGACGCACTTCCTCAACCTTCGTTTCAGGTCAATTTCACACTTCTTTAGATATTTTTGTTTTGCAGGCGGCTTCTTTTTTTGGTAAAAAGTCGAGGAATAGCAAATTATAATTTACTTTAGACGCTTAAAGTAAATTATATGAATTTATATTTTACTTTACTTTACGGTGAAAAAAAATCTAGCAAATTTTACGCGTGAAACGTGTGATATAATGTTTTTAAGACATAATTCTCCTCCAGGAAAAAAGTCTAGCCCGTGTGGATGCGAGTTCAACCTCCTTGGCGCGTTTGCACGGGCGTTTTTTTAGCGAGGGTTTTTTGGTCTAAAGGCGGTAAAACGAAAATGACGCTAAACGAGTTTGTATATAGGAATTTGAAAAAGGGTGTCGACTTTGACGGGCATTATGGGCTTCAGTGCGTGGATTTATTTAGGCAATATTGCCAAGATGTTTGGGATATACCGCAGTCTGAAGGCGTAACGGGCGCGGTGGATTTTTTTACTAAATACGATAAAAAGCCTATTTTGAAAAAGCACATCGAGAGGCTTTCATATCCTGCGAATAAGCCTGCAGAAGGCGATGCGGTAGTTTTCGGAACTGTTAGCGGTAACCCTTACGGGCATATCGCAATTGTGGTGGCGTCTTTTCCTCAGGCGGTGGTCGTTTTGGAGCAAGACGGATACAAGCAAGACGGCGTAAAAATCGAGTGGTATTCATACCGCAATGTTTTAGGCTTTTTGCGAAAAAGAAAGACGGCTTTGACGGAATAGGGCAGGCGGATAATGCAAGGTGAATTATTTGAGGCGGGCGGAGGCTATGTATCGCAGGCTTCACGTGTCAAAAAGTCGGCAACATATGAAGAGTTCGTTGAAAAGTTTAAGCACAAAAAAACGACGGATGACTGTTACACGCCCGCCGATGTGTACGAGGTTGTAAAGGACTTTGCAGTTGAGCTGTGGAAGCGTGAGCATTCTGGAACGCCTTTTGTAATGCGTCCATTTTATCCTGGTGGTGATTACCAAAACGAAACATACCCAGAAAATGCCTATGTTGTGGATAATCCGCCTTTTTCGATAATGGCTAAAATTTTGGACTTTTACAAAAGCCGACACATTCCGTATTTTTTGTTTGCTGATGGGCGGACTTTGTTTTCTTACTTTAGGGAATATCGCCCGATATCTTTTGTCGTCGTTAGCAATAATGTCGTTTATGAAAATGGGGCTAAAGTCAGCACGGGCTTTATAACAAACGTGTTTGCACGTCCGCGGTTAATACTTTCGAAAGAGTTAGCCGCTAAAATCGCAATGTGTGAAAGTCAGCCAGATACAAAAAATGTAAAGCGTGGTTACCGTGCACGAGATTTTTATTCATCGCTTGATTTTTCGACGCTTGTAAAAAACTTTGGGCTAGATAGAGAATACAATATCGAAAATGCCCAAAAAAACGACAATACTTATAGCTCGCAGCTTCGTGTGCCAGACGCGGAGCTTCGAGATTTGGCACAAATACAATGGGAGTGAGTAAAACATTCGGAGGAATTTATGAGTGATAACGACGAAATAATAAGAAAGATAAACGCAATCATCGCGAAAAAAATGGAATTTGTTGATTTCGGTTATATGGAGTTTATATATAGCAAGTTGCCGTATATTCCGTATTTTCATTACTTAGTTGCAAAAGACGAAACTTGTTTTATGGCTATAAACCTTGAACTGCAATTATTCACGGTCGACGACACTCAAAGAAAAGCACTGGATTTTCTCTACGACTTGATAATGTCGCATATAAAAGACGTTGCAGAAAGGGGCGATTTTGCCCAACTCATTGAAACCGCGAAAAGCAATGAAATGGACGAATATTGGAGCAAGTATCGCGAGTTGGAGTTTATCGCTGCTCAAAAAGCTTTTAACAACCGCAAAAAAGATGCGATTTCTAAGGTTGAAATAGTGGAAGGGTAAGGGGAAAATAATGAATAGTGCGATAGCTTTTTTTGTTGGGTTTATCATTGGATGTGTTGGTTTTTTGTTGATAAGAAATATTTTTGAAAAGTGGCATATTGCAAAAATGATTGAGGCAATTGAAAAAGCGAAAAATAAAAATAGGGATATCTATTATGCCGAAATGAGATGCCGGAAGGCACGAGAGTTGCTGCGGCTAGTTCGAGAAAAAGAAGATAAAAAACACTAAAAGCTTTTCACAAAATAGTTACTTTATGCCGTAGCGTTTTTCAAGACAGTTCGCTAGTAAAACTTCTGTATCAGGGTTTGAAAGTAGCTTTTTTGCCGCGTCAATTACTTCAGGCGGAATATTGTCGGGTATTATTGGACCACGCACCACACTCTCGTAATGGGTGTGTATTCGAATATGCGGAGGTCGCCGCCAATGTGCCGTTGGATGCATAAAGCCATACCAGCCGTTTTTGAACTGAACGGATACAGTTCCATCTCTATAATATCCAATAATTTTTTTGATTTCAAAACCCGATGGATTTTCAAATTCTGATAATTTTTTTCGCATTTGCTTTTACTCCTTCCATTATAAATACTTTGATGTTTTTTGATTTTAAAATATCTACCACTTCTTTTGACGGCAGCCCTTCAGTAAAGCAAACCTCACTGATACAATCGGTTGTAAGCTCGCCGTGATATTGTAGCTCAAAATATGAAGATGTGCATTCTTCGAGAAAGTTTGGAAGTGTTAAATTATTACTTGATAACAATTCAAATGCTTCTCTTAATCCGTCAATATATATGCCGTTTGCTCTAGGGTTATCTGCGTTGCCTGCGATAATTTTTTCATCATAGGCAAAGTCTAAGCTATCGTCGATTGTATATGTTACTCTGTTTTTTAACATATCTTTTTTAAAATGAACAATACAATCTCCATACTGGTCAGCTGCACTGGCGTCGTTAATAAATCCTTTTGTCCCAAGATAGCCGTATTTTTCAAAATCTTTGGCATCTTTAATCGCACTTTCCCCAAATAACTGTTTTGTGGCTTTTATTCTCATTTCTTTATCCAATAGCCCGCCGCTAGTGTTTGTTTCAAATTGATTTTTAAAACGCCCGTCTTGCAAAATTTTCTCCAGTACGTCATTCCAAACTCGCATTGAGTAGTCGTTATCGTCAATCAGTTTTTTGACTTTGTCCCCCAATATTTTTATTTCGTTATCACTCAATTTCTTTTTTACAACAGTGTTTTCCCAGTTTTGACTGTGCTTTTCAAAATTGCTGAGCGTTGCCGGTACGCTTGCCTTATTATCTTCTATTTTTTTAGTTTCGTCAAGCACTTTTTCAGTCTCTTTTGTCAATACTTCTTTTTCTGCCTTTTCTGTCTTCGGTGCGGTTTTTGTTGCTAATTTGGCGGCGGTTGTTTTTGTCTTTTTGGTAATAGTGAAATTTTCTAGCCCTGCGTTTTTTGCTACTCGCTCGATTGCGTCAATTAGCCCATATTTCTCCGCCCGCTCTATCATCGTGTCGGTTAGCTTCCAAAAGCTTTCTTTGTCAAGCGGGTTGCCTCCGAAGCCGTTAGCAAGCGGCGTGGGGTTTTGCGGTTCTGTGATTTTTATTTCTCCAGATTGTAATTCGTCAGGATAAACCGCCCTGAAAGTCGTTCGGCAATTAAAATGATACGGCGGAAAACCTACGGTACTCCAAAAAGCGTCGTCGGACTTTATAGCACGCCTTCCGACTTCGTTCATTAGGTTTGTGCATATATCGCTCATCCTGCTATCTTCCATAAACAAAAGCTCCCAAGCGGGCGGCGTGTTGTTTTTGTACTGCATAAGGCGACCCGCGTTATACGCCGATTGAATGTTTGTGCGGTACACGGTTTCAAAATACCTATCAAAATAATCTTTGCCGTCTGACTTTGCGATGTCTTTGAATTTTTCCCAAGCCTTATAAAAAGGCTCTCCTTTTTCGAGGTTATCAAGCAAGGCTTGTTTTACTTTTTCGATTGCGTCGGCTTCGCTTAATGCTCCAACTGTAAACGCCCTAAACCGTAACTTTTTTTCTAGTTCGCTCCATTCGGTTTTAGTCATTGAGATTTTACTTTTTAGAAAATCAATCGCCTCTTCAAAAGGCGTGTTAAAATCATCACCATTAAAAAAGCTATCATCTGAAAAGTTGAGTTGTTTGTCGTTTTGCTTTTTGGGCTTTGTTTTACTGGACGCTTCGAGGTTTTCAATTGTGTGGTCATAGCCTAAAAGTAAACCGATTAAAAACATTTTGGTCGTTTCATTTTCAAGCGGTTTTGAAAAGTTTTCAATGTTTGCTTTTTCTATTTCGCTTTTTGTCGGCGGGCGGTTTTCTTTTAACGCATTTGCAAAAATAAGCGAAAAGTTTTCGTTAAAACTTTTTTGTATCAGCGTTATGAATTTGTCTTTTGCAATTTCAGAAAACCGCTCAAGCTCGTTATACTTTTCTTTTTCGGCTTTTAGAAAATCATGCTCCGTTTTTTTTTACTGTCTGAAAAATTAAAAGGCGTTTGCGGTTGCTGATTTTCAACGATAAATAAATCATTGTCATCTTCGGGACGCGGTAATCCGTATCGTGTATATAACGCCTCTTTTGAAAGTGGTACTTTGTTTTGCACCGCCTGCATAACTTCTTGAAACGTTGCATAATTTTTTATATCAAAATAGCCTTTGGGACTAGGGACGTTTTCTCCGAAGTTTAATGCAACCATCCAATCAATCAATGTTTGCAATGTGCCTTGCAATGCTTTTGTTCAAAAGTTTTTGGCGTAGCCCAAAACTGGCTGCCTAAAATGCATTGGCAAATGATGGACAAATTAAAATCCGCTTGGCGGATTTTAATTTGTCCTGTGGATAAGCATTTGGTGAATGAATACAATGACACATTGAAATAGTGAGCTTGATTTTCGTGTTGTTTTTAGGTTTGAAATGCTTTTAACAAAAAATGATAAAAAAAATATTTCAAAAACGCTTGACATAAAAATAAAATACTTATATAGTCTATTTTCAAAAGGTAATTTTTAAGCTCGTGTTGAGCTTTTTAGGAGGCTTCGT